ATCGCATCCTCCAGATGCGGCTCCCAAAACTCCTGCATCCGAAACCACTCCGCCCAATCACTGGAACTTTTCCTGGTATTGCAGGACAAGCAGCACGCAACAAGATTCGCAACTTTCGTCTCCCCGCCTTTGCTCTTGGGACGTATGTGATCGAGCGTCCCAGACTTCCCCAAAGGTTCCCGGCAATAAGCACATTTGTAATCCCACCCCTTCAATATCTGTTCCCTGAATCGCGCTTTAGCTTCGCGTTTACGCAAAAAACCATGCTCCTCGTCGATGTAATCCACATCGCGCAGCCGCTCCACAAACGGTAGCGACCAAAACACCGACTAGGTTGAATCCCTTATCACACGGGCTACACTTACACAGAAAAGTCTTATTCTTCATGGACTTCATCAATCACCCAGCTTTCTGGATCGTGGTCGCTGCCATCTCGGAGCTGATCGCGTTGTCCCCCCTAAAAAGCAACAGCATCATCCAACTGGTGTTCCAGATCTTGAATCTGCTCAAGGCAAAAAAGCCCTGACAGCGCAGATCGACTCCGCGATCTCCGCTTGGCACGCCAGTCAACCTCCAGCCGTCGCACCACCCACTGTCCGTGAAGAACCCATAGATCCCGAGCTGCAGACAGGAGAGTCACAAAAGCTCGGCGGCCCCCTATCCATCCATGCCCCTTGGCGCCGTGACTAACCCCAACTCCATCCGTCTGCTGGATCTATGCCGTTTTTACCGGCAACTCCCGCACCAGATGGCGGCTCTCCAAGAACTGGAGGCCGCCATAAACAAAGCCAACCCCCACATCCTCACCCGCAACCAAACCTGGTTCAAAACCTGGAGTCAAAGCGGCAAAATCCTCGAAGTCACCAACGACTGGAACGGCATCCTTAAAGCCGCCCGAATCGCTGGCGCAAAATATCCCGAACTCGTCGCTGCCCAATGGGCACTGGAATCCAACAACGGCCAAGCCACATCAGGCCGCAACAACTTCTTCGGCCTAAAAGGCACTGGAACAGCAACAACGACCCAAGAATTCATCAACAACCAGTGGGTCACCGTAAGTGACTCCTTCATCAACTTCCCAGACATCCAGACCTGCGTCACCTATCTAGTCGACCACTGGTACAAGGATTACAAAAGCTACAAAGGCGTCAACAACGCCACCACCCGAGACGAAGCTGCCCACCAGCTACATAAACAGGGATACGCTACAGACCCCACGTACGCGGACAAACTAATCCGCGTCATGAACGAGCGCACACCCGCAGCCGCCGAATCCCCTGGAACCTACGCCTTAAAAGTCCCCTACGAGTACCAACTCGACAACAAAAGCGGCACCGGTTACCGCGAGTGTTTCAGCTCCAGCTGCGCGATGGTTGCCCGCTACTGGGGCAAGATCGGCAACGACGACGCCTACAACGTCATCCGCCGCAAACACGGAGACAGCACCAGCGTCCAAGCCCAGATCGCCACACTCCGCGAACTGGGACTCCGCGCTGAATTCATCCAGGACGCAACTGCATCCGACCTCGAACAAGAACTAGGCAACGGCTATCCAACCCCAGTTGGCTGGCTCCACCGTGGCCCTGTCTCTTCCCCCAGCGGCTCCGGCCACTGGAGCGTAGTCATCGGCTTCACGCCAACCCACTTCATCCATAACGACCCCAACGGCGAGGCCGATCTCGTAAAAGGTGGCTATACAAGCAACAAGGGCGGCGCAGGAATTGCATACTCACGCAAGAACTGGCTTCCTCGCTGGCTCATCGACGGCCCCGACTCGGGCTGGTTCCTTCGCATCCGCCCTGTTTGACATGAATCCCAATCCACTTGAGCCTCGCCTGGAGCACAAGCTCACACAACACGCCCAAGATCAATACCTGAAAAGGCTCCATGAGACAAAAAATTACGATGAGTTACTACAAGCCGCACTCCTCCTAAACCAGCTCTATCTGATGGAGCGGATTAAGACAGACTGGGCAATCCGTGAGGCCATCAACAACCTGGCCGACATGTGCGGCTACGACCGCGATTCCTGCTGAGCCAGCAACTTATTCCGCCGAAGCGTCGTTTTTGGCCCATTCGACGAACGCGCTAGATCAGGCTTTGGCGGCTGATCCGGCACAAACACAATCCCCCCAGGGTATTTTTTGTACGCCTGGTAGATCGCCCACTCCAGCGTCTGCCCCTGGAACACATCGCGCAATGTGGGCAGTGTTGGCCTGCGAATTTCAAGCTCAAACCACATCGCCGTTCTCCTCTGCAGTCTTCCAAGACAGAGGATAATCGGGCTCGCGCACTTGCTGGATCACCACTGGCGTCCCGGTCGTTTCCTGCACAAACCGAGCCGCCTTAACGGTCCGCTCATACGTTGCCCACGAACCCGCATCATCACGCTGGTCCGTCAACAAGATACGCTTCGTGTCCGGCTGCGCCGCCGCCACGAACCTGTCACCACAAACAATCAAGTAGCGCGTCACCTAAAAACCTCGGGACTGTGTAACAGTAGCCCAGAAGGGCAACCCATACCAGACTTGTTACAGAAAATGACTGAGTCTTATGCGTCTGGAACTACTTGCTGCTTGGAGCGCTGCCGTCCTGCCACCCTTCGCCGGATCGACTCCTCCCACTCATCTTTATCCGCAGCCTCCGCCGCTTTGTAGTCCGACGTCAAAGACAACGCCGCATAAATCATCTCCCGCATCAATGCCGTGGGTCTTTTGTTCTCCTTCTCTGCCAGCCGCACCAGCAGGTCATACCTATGCGGGTCCAGCAAAATCTGGCAGTAATACTTGGATCCGTGCTTAAGGGGCATAGCCCAAACTGTCTACTCTGCTACATAGTAGCATCGACTTACCAACGGGCTGGAGCATCCACGTCCTTTTGCCACGCATACGCCTGAGCCCGCCTTGCCCGAGCCCTATCCCTGGAGCACCCCTTTCGCACGTCATAGGCCCACTCCAGAAACATGGCCGCACGCTGAATATCCGCCGTTGTTGACCGGCGGATAACAGCGTACAGCCGCTCCATCACAAGTTCTCTACCAGTCTTTGCCATCCCAATCCGGTTCCGCTGGCGCGATTCTTACAATCCGACTGTAAGGATGCAACGCTAGCGCCGCCTTCTGCGCCATAAAGGTATTAGCTGCCTCTACAACAACCTCACTCATCAAACCGTACTGATTTCGCACCATCACGGCATAGCGCTTGTCAATCATTTCGCTTCTAACCACGAATCGCCTACGTGCGCTTCCGCCAGCGCTGGAACCACTCCAAGCCATTCCGCCTCAGCCTCCTCCATGGTTTTAGCGAGTTGGAGCGCCCACCTATCCGCCTGATCCTCGCGCACCAACAGGATGCACTCGTCATGCACGACGCCGGCAAGTTTTACAACCTCTTCAGTTTCTTTCCTGAGAAGTGGCCACAGCTTTCCAAGTGTCCGCTTAAGTACAGCTGCACCAGCTCCCTGAATCGGAGTGTTACAACGTGTAGTCAATTTGTTGTGCTCGCCCGGAAGAAACCGCCGCAGTTGCGAGCGACGAATACGGATCGCAGCGTTACTCTTAGCCGCATCAGCTGCCAAAGCATTTTGGCGTTGCCACCTGCTGATTCCTCGATACGCTGCGTGGAACTTTTCTCTAACTTTCGCCGCCTCATCAAGATCCATTTGTATCCCCATTCCAGCTGCATAATTTCGTAATCCTCTGGCTCCCGATCCATACAACAAACCGAAGTTCGCAGATTTAGATACCTGGCGTTGTTCTTTCGTGACTTCGTGTTCATCGACTCCATAAATCTGCATCGCGGTGAGTGTATGCAAATCCATGCCCTCCTGGAACGCCTTGATCATCAAGTCATCCTCAGCCTCAGCAGCTGCAAGTCGCAGCTCCATCTGGGCATAGTCCGCCACCACCAGTTTCCATCCTTTTGGAGCCTGCACACACCCCCTAAATCTTGAATCTCTTGGTACTTGCTGGAGATTCGGACTAATACACGACATGCGCCCCGTATCCGCCCCAAGTTGCATATAACTGGCACGTATAAATCCATCCGGCTGTAGATGCTTGAGCAGCGACTCAACCATCTGCCGCCGCTTCTCCACCCGCTTCCACGCCAGATACTCAGCCACAACCGGATGATCTCCCGCATATTCCCGTAATGCCTGTCTACTGGCACTCGCCTTACCGTTCGCATCCACGGGCTTCTCCCCCAACAAAGCAGTAAACGCCTCTAACAATTGCTTAGGGCTGTTCAGGTTGAAACCGGCCGGCATTTTGTCGCCTTTTCTAATAGAGCCAGTTGTTTTGGGCCGTGTATTGATGCTTCCATCTGGATCCCGCAGTAGCTTTTTACTGAAAGGCAACGCAGCATCGAGTGACTCAAGAAAATCTTCCCCCATCCGTTCGTGATCTTCCGTCAACTCCCGCTGGAGCGTTTCTAGTGACTTGCGATCAAACGGCAGGCCAGTTCGCCAAAGCTGCGCCATCGCCGGCAACGCCTTGCACTCCAAAAACCACGCATGGTGCAGATTCGCCTCCGCCATTAAGTTATTCAAAATAGGATCTAACTCAATTAAAACACCCACATCTTTAGCGGCATACTGTAACTGTTCTTCAGAGAGTTCACCGCTCCAATCACTTTTTTGCTGTTCTTTAGGTAAATCTACCATAAGATAATCTTTAACTAAATGTTGTAAACCATGTTTTACATGTGGCATACCGTTTGTAATAATGCGGTTAGCCAGCATGGTGCAGAGCACATCCCCCTCGGGATAGATCTCATGCTCCTGCAGCCAGCCCAAATCGAACACGGCATTGTGCGCCACCCAGTAACGCTTCTGGGCAAAAAACTCCTCAACTGTGACCCAGTCGTCATCACTGAGATCCCAACAATCAATGATGACTGGCTCACGATCAATCGCCGCCAACTGCAACAACCGCAACCCGCCAAACTTGGGCTGGAGCCCAGTAGTCTCACAGTCAAACGCAACCGTCGTCGCGTTCTGGAGCGTGTGCAAATGCTCCAGTCCAAAAAGATATTTAGTTATCACTTAGCCTCCTGCTCAAGCTCAGCACGCAGCATCCTGGAAACAGCGCTCCAATGCTCGTGCTTGTTTTCTTCGATCCACGCCGCCACCTCGCGGATCGCAGCGCGGGCTTCGTCGTTGCCGTGCGGAAACTCAATGTCGCTGATAGTGCTCTGTACCCGCTCCACCAGCGAACTCCTAATTGGGCGATCATTAGAAGTTGCCTTGGACTTCAACTCAAGCGCTCGGAGCCTGTCCACAAGGTTGAAGATACAAGCTCTGTTGCAATCAGCCTCGTCTTTCAGTCCAGCCTCCAACGCCTCGACCCTGGCGCGGAGTTCGAGGATGCAGGCATCACTGGCACCAACAACAGAACTACGTACCCAGTCTTCGCACTGCGCCCACTGCTCGGGCGTTGCTTTGTAATCAGTCATCAGAACATCTCCCCAATCGGCATGATCTCAGGCGTTGGATCGTGCTCCATCAACCGCAGCGTGACTTCCTCACGTTTCTTGAACGCTTCCTGGATGAAATACAACACATCGTCGCAATCATCCCAGCAAACGCCAGTCTCTACCTCGCCATCGGCAAAGGTAATCTCAAATTCCATTGTGGGTGACCTGTGGGTCTAGTACCTGCTTACTGTACTACAAGAACACCGCCCTGCACCAACCGGGCTTCACACTCTGTAACAAACGCAGGATTCCTAGCCTCCGGGAATCCCAACGAGCAAAACCCCTTGGCGTAGTGCACGCAGTCCTGACAGCCCTCACTGGCTGGAACGCGCCAGTCGATCTCCGTCCACCTATCGACGTGAGTCTCAATAGTCCCGTTTCGAGACGTCCATCGGCTGAGACAAACACGGCACTCGTGCCGCTTTACCCGCTCGCCCGCCATGTTTTTGCGCGAGCTGTGCAGAGTCAGCTTCACGCTGGAGCAATAAGGGCACTTCATTTGCCTGGAGACCCGATGTGTGGTGAGCCTTCGAGGTCGGCGGCCATCTCTGCGGCGGCCCTCAACAGCGTGCTTAACGGGATGGGCTTCATGGCACGCTTCTCCGCGTACCGCACAGCCAGACGGTATCCGTGGGACGCATTGCCGTTCCCGAGCTTCCTCGCCATTTCGACCTCTTCATCCGTGACGCGGATGTTCACGGTCTTGTAGCGAACGCGTTTAGACGCCTTTTCCATCTCTCAAATCGGTAATGGTGCAGTCAGTTCCAGTGCCAGCCCACTCCAGCGCGTACGCGGAGACTGCAACCTCCGGCGGTTGGCGCGTGTACCAGCGATGGTCGCAACCGAGGCATTTACGCCTCCGAACAATCACAGCGTCTTCTAGCTGGCGCGTCATTACCACCGCAGTACGGCGGCATCCGCATCCTGGACAGGGAATCTGTACAGCTGGCATCACCCAGCCATCTCGGCGTCGACAGCTTCACGCAGCAACCATTCCCGCTGCTCGGGCGTGATCTTCTCTTGGTTCGCCAGCACCCGTAGCACGCGTGCTACCTTCGGCGGCCACTCCTGACCCTGGCGCTCCAACTGCATTTCCAGCTGTTTCCACAAAGAGCTAGTCATCGCAATCCTCCCATTCGGGTTGTAAAAGAACACTGAGAATTTCCTGGCCCGGATACAACTCCTGTGCCGCCAGGATGGCAGAGGCAATGCTAGATGCCAGCAACTCAGTCGTTGTCACCTGCATCACAATCTTGTAGCACTTGTAAGTAGTCACGGCAGTAAAAACTTACCTAGACAAATAACAAGAGCACAAACCAAGCAGTAAACAACTGCAAGTAACGCAAACCACTCCCAGTCCATGAGGTCATACAGAAGCCTCCTCTTCTATACGTGCCTGGAGAACATTGAGCACGGCTTTTTTGTCAAACCCACACCCAACCGTAAACTCCAGAAAGCTGTCAACCACGCTGGAAATCAGCAAAGCCTTGAACCTGCTGCTAACAACATGCGTAATCTGCTGCGCCTTGTCGGCGTGAATTAACTCAAACTTGTACGTTTCCATTTTTCGCATCAAAGTCAACAAGTCTCAGTAGATACCAAACTGCTTTTTGCAGTGACTCGGTACTTCCTTTGTGCTTTTCACGCCAGACATACTTGAGCACATTACCTTTGCAGTAACCCCGAAATTCTTCCGGAGTTAAAGCAGCCTGAATAGCTTCAATGCACTCAATCCCGTCGCCTTGCGTGTAATGCAGCGGATGATTAACCGGATCAGACATACTTGGCACGCTGAACAGATACGTCATTGTTGTAGTGTCCTGTGAGTGAATAATCTCTTGCTGGAACACTCGACATGCGGTGAAACACCAGCTGCCCAATCTTCATCTCTGGCCATAACGCTACCGGATGCAACTTGCGGGCGTTCTGCAGTTCCAGCGTGAGCTTGGATCCGCTCCAGCCCGGATCGCAGTACCCAGCCATTAAATGCTCGATACCTTGCCTGGCTCGTGTCGACTTCAGTGCAAACTGCGCCGCAACATTACTAGGCAAGAAAAACGCTTCGAGCGTGCACCCAAGTACAAACTCACCAGGGCGTAGCCAGAACGGATTCGCTTGCGTGTGACCCGCAATATCAATGGGAATGAGATCGGGGTATTCCTCGACCTCCACCATCAGCTCCAAGCCGAGTCTCACATCGAGACTCGCCGGATTCACCAGCGCTGGATCGTACGGAGAAACAAGGCCCTCTTCACAGAGAGCCCGAATTTCGGTGTCGCAAAGAATCACGCCGAAACCTCTGCGGCAATCGCTGGAGTCACCTGTTTCCAGGTCTTACCCCATTTGATCGAGTTGATCGTGGTCGGATGCACTTGGTATTTACGTGCCTGCGACAGCGCAGTCGCACCCTGCTGCAGAGCCCCCTTGATTTCTGCCACCTGATCAGCCGTCAACGCCCTATACCCCCGACCCTTCTTACGGCTAGACGCATGAGTCTTACCTTGAGACTTCGGCTTCACGGTTTGCTGGAGCGGCAACCGGGGAGCCTTGGTCTCTGTCTCGACAGACACGGTCTGTGCTCCACCGAGGATGTAGGTCAGATTCTCGATGGCGCTGGTCATCTCAGTGAGATGGGCGTGGAGCTGGTTGATTTCTTTGTCAGAGAGAAAAGTGAGCATGATCAATGTCAAAGCGTGATTAGTGTACTAGGGAGTGAAAGTTTTGGAGAGTCTCAAAAGAGTCTCAGGTGGGAGAGTGAGAATCTCCGTGACCGCCAGGGCCGCTAGGCGGCCCATGTTGACGGTCTCCTCTTCCTGAAATCGCTGGAGCAAATGGATGTACAGGTGCAGAACACTGCTGGGTGGAACCCATGAGGTGTCTTTAGGAATGGGTTCCATGGCGTAGTCCCAGTCGTCGTAGTCGTTGTCGTTGCGAATCGTACGAGCTAGGGCGTCAGTAGTCGGACGTGTCGACGACTTGCCAGTAGTCGACCCGTTGGCCGACGAAGTCGCAGAGTTCAAGCTCATCGCCTGGAATCACCTCGTCATCCTGAATGTAGAAGGTGCCTCGGCACAAGGCAGGCCCATATTCCTCTGGCTCTTCGTACGAAGCCGGAACGACCACAACAGCATTGTCGATGCAAGCGACAGCAGTACAGAGCCCATTGCCATCACACCCCAGGCTTTCGACAGACACAACATCAGACATGGCTCTCCACCTCCGACTGAGTCTGGACAATCGAATCCATATACGCGTCCCACTCCCCCTGGAGCGTCGCTTCAATCTCTAGGAGCTGGTTGATGACCTCGGTGTTGTACTCCGTGTTGTACCCGCCGCGGGCGTAATCAAGGTTTGTCTGCTCCAGTGCAAACCGACCCCAGCGAATGGCGAAGTACCACGTACTGAGTTTTTCTGGCGGAATCGTGGTTTGGTGCGTCATGTGTACTAGGGAGACAGGTGCCTCCCCGTGTGGTTGAACGTCACTACCCTTGCACACTGATAGCCATTGCACAAGCCAGGCTGTTGCTTTTCTTAACATCCGCTAAGGGCAGACGGCTTCCTGGGCTTCGGCGATACCCCGATGGAGGTAACCCCAATCGCGGGTTTCGGTCACGGCCATCTCCAAGCCACAGACGTCGCACACAGCGTGCCAGTAGCTGCTGCAGCCGCTTCTGTAATTGCCGTAACGCTCCCCGCAGGCATCGCAGCACTGGTACGCCCTCCGAAGGCGTTGGAGCAGTTTCTGGTCGCTCATGACGTTGGGACGCCCAGCTCCTCGGGCTCGTAGGTGGTCAGCACGGTGACGTCACAGCCCTGCCTCAACGCCCCACCACAGAGGTAGTGGAAAACGTTGAGGGCATCCGGTGTCTCCATCACCTGGATCTCGTCTACCTCGACCGTGCGCCCGTTTTTGTACCACGTGGTGCGGATGACACTGTGGACCTCCGGCGGCACCGGGTACTGGGCAAAGGTGAATTTGGGCCTCCGAGGAGGCCGTGGTTCGCGCTTGGGCTTGGTTGGCGTCGCCATCGGGGATCTCCACAACAGCCACCCGGCAACCCGGAGCAGCCCTAGGAACACGTTAGGAATCTTCATCGCTCAGCTCCAAGCGTCCATAGCCGCCTGCTTGAGCGTGTCCAGCTCGCTGGAAGAGCGTTCTTCCCTTGGGGATATATCCAAAACGTGTCCAACTGGGGCAGATCCATTGGTATCACTGGGATTAGCAGTTGGACAGGGGGTAGGGGTGTCCAGCTGGTTGTCCAGCTGCTCCCCACCAGTTGGACACGAGTTGGACACCTCCAGTGGTTGTCCAACTGTACTTTCCAGTCGTACCAAGGCTTTTGCCTCAGTTGGACACACTTTTTGACACTCTCCACGCGAGAGAACTGCCTGGAACAAAACAAGGGGGGAACCCCCCATTGGATTGGAACTGGATCCAGCCACCTCCAACAACCCCCTCGACAGCAAACGCTGGGTCGCCTTCTGGATCGCCGACAC